GCTGTAGTCGCGCGAGCGTTCCCATGGATAACCGTAACTACTCGTGGATGTATCACCTAAATACATGATACGCGTAGCATTACTAGTATAATAACTATACGCAAAATTCTTACCTTGGGTACATTCTGCTTTACTAGTAGAGCTATTAGCAACAGATAATGGAGAATAAGAATCAAGACCAAATTCTCTTTCTGAAAGCAAGAATACTGTTTCATCATTATAAGTTACATCGCCATTACGAGAACTATTAGTA